AGGATTGATGGACAAGGTATTGTAAAAATACAAGCTGGGTACGGAGCGGTTACGCTTGCATCTGATGGTGTGAAGAGTTTTTACATAGTGAGTACAAGTTAATGCCTGATTTAATAGATGATAATGGAACTTGGGTGTTACAACCCGATAAAGATTTAGCAGATTTAGAACTAAATGTCGTTGATGTGACTGACGGCAGTTGGTCACATATTGATGTAAACAGCCAAGTTAAGTCGTTTTCTTTCTCTGGAGAAATAAACACAGCCACNCTGAATGCTGTATCTTCTGGAACTTCTACGCAGTTTAGTAATAATGCTTATCAAGGCGCAAGATGGTATANATTATTAAAAGACTCAAAAGGTGTGCAAGTAAACACAGACGAGCGATTTATTTTTATAGCCACAATCCAAGCCCAGTCTTCATCAAATCCGGCAGCCTTTGGTTTTGGCTTTGGAACTTCGGTTGATCCATTAGCTACGGGGTCGGTCGGGACAGCAAGACAAAACTTTCAGCATTTTGCTTTAGTAAACGAATCGGCTTCTGGCGCAGGTTTTAAACATGAATATGATCGATTGTTGAAACTAGGTGGTGGAGGAGCCGTCTCTAATCATTTAACTTCTAGTATCTGCCAATTGGTCCACAACTTTGGAGGTGACAGATCCGGTGGAGTCTTGGTAACAAACAACATAAATAATGCAACAACCGCCGCAGGAACCAATACCTCCGGGACAGACCCACTATATCTTCAAGTTGGGATTGGAACAAGATACAACACTGTTTCTGCGCTAGAGGATGCAGAACACAAAGCAATAATGAAATATGTAGTTATAAGGTTGGATAGTCAATGAAAAAAATAGATCAAATTGAAGAAATGACAAAATTGTATGAAGGTACCGAGATAGAAGGGATAAAAATGGAACTTTGTATTTCTACTGAAGAAGTAAATGCTTTGTTGTCCGAGTATGACCCAGATGACTTTAACTCTCCAGACATTGTCACTTGTCGAGCAATAGCAAGATTGGTGCTCGATGCTCTGAAGTCAGTGCAATAAACATTTGCTTTTACTTCATTTGCGCACTATTTAAAATGAAAAACTAGTTTTATGGGAGTTTTTGTACATGTCTTCATTATTGGAACAGGCGATTGTTGATGCGAACGCTTTGAAAGAGGCTGCGCTAAAGAACGCAGAAGCAACAATCATCGATAAGTATTCTGAGGAGGTTAAGTCTACCCTCAACCAACTTTTAGAGCAGGATGAGCTTGAAGCTCTTCTTGGTGGAGGCGATGAAGGCGGTCTCGATCTTGGTGCTGAAGCACCGTCGCCAGACGCAGCAGCCACTATGGAAGAAGAAGTAGAGGCAGACGAAATTGCTGAAGGCGTCCCGGATGCATTTACTGAAGATTCTTCTGAACTTAAAGGAGCAAAAGAAGGCGAGCTTTCAGAAGTCACAATTGACTTTAAAGAACTTGCAGAGGCACTCCAGCAGCTTCGCGAAGGTGTCGAAGAAGAACAAGAAGAAGAAACTCTTGAAGAAGCTGAAGAGGAAGAAGAGACCATGGAAGAAGAAGTAGATCTTGATGAAGATTCAATTGTAGAAATGGTAGAAGCAATGCTCTCTGACCCCGCTGAAGATGAAGATGATACTCTTGAAGAAGCAGAAGAAGACGAAGATGTTGTAGAAGAGGGCGAAAAAGAAGATGATCTTTACGAAGAAATCTCCGATGGACTCCTCGACGCAATCGTAGAAAAACTTACCGTAGACATGGGTGCTTCGCTCTCTGGTTGGGCTGGTCGTTCCTCCGAGGACACCAAACACCAGATGGAGCTAGAGATGGCACATCGCCGCAGCACCGAAGTTGCAGAAGAACTCGAAGCACTTAAAAAGGCTCAAGAAGAGCTAGTATTCGAGAACAAGAAACTTAAAAAGAATTTGGCTAACTACCAACAGGTAGTTGGTTCACTTAAGGAGAATGTGCAGGATGTAAATCTTAGTAATGCACGACTCCTTTACACCAACCGCACGCTAGGAAATACCTCCCTGAATGAGCGACAAAAGAAAACAATTGTCGAAGCGATTTCTAAAGCTGGTTCGGTTGAGGAAGCGAAGACAATACACGAGACCCTTCAAAGCACAGTGTCGTCCACTCCCAAGAGAGGACCAAAATCACTAAGCGAAGCAATCACCCGTCCAACTTCCATTATCCGTGCATCTCGTAAGGAAGAGCCAAAGGCTGATCCTTTTACCGCGAGAATGCGTAAACTAGCAGGTATCAATTAAATCAAAATTTAAGGAGGATTTATAATTATGTCTAGTATTGTACAAAGATTGACCGAAGGCGTTGTCAATCGTGATATGCGTGCGGAGTCCCACGCACTTCTTTCCAAGTGGAAGAAGACCGGACTTCTAGAGGGTATTGAGACCGAGCGCAAGCAGAACTCAATGGCTCGTCTACTTGAAAACCAAGCCAAGGAGCTTCTCCGTGAGCAGACTACCCTAGGTGCTGGTTCCGTCGAAGGCTTCGCTGCCGTCGCATTCCCAATTGTTCGTCGCGTTTTCGCTGGTCTTATCGCCAACGACCTCGTTAGCGTTCAGCCCATGAGCCTCCCCAGTGGTCTCATTTTCTTCCTCGACTTCACTTTCTCTGGTGATGCAGGTGGGACTGCCGGCGGAATGATTTCCCCGCGCATGGGTAACACCAAGGGCGAGTCAATCTACGGTACCGACAAGGTTGGTGCTGGCGTCATTGACGGCGTAAACTTGGTCAACGCTACCAACAAGTCCGGTTTCTCCGGTCCCGGTCGCGATGGTTCAACTGGCTATGCTTACGCATCCCCAAGTGGCTCTTTGACTAGCGACATTGCAACTGCTAAAGCCAAGTACGTTAGCTTCCTTCTCGATGGTGCCGTTTCGCAAGCAAACAAGAAGCGTCTTCAGTATGATCCTGATCTTCTTGCATCAACCGATAGTTCACTTCGTGCTCTAGTTGTTGACATTGATAAGGATCAGATTGTCTCTACCCCTGGCGATCCTGATTTTGACAACCTTTCACCATTTGTCATGGCTTTAACTGACCTAGCTATCGACTTCTCAAGCGTTGTTAGTAACATAACTAATGTTGCCCAGGTTCGTCGTCTTACAACTCTTGTTAGTGCCACCGATGGTCTAAATGGTGAAGTTGCACTAAGACTTGTTATCGCGGGTCCAGTCGCTGGTATTAGTTCTACTCAATTAACTGCAACTGCGCCTAACGCCGTCATCGATAAGGCTTTGATCACCTTCCCGATTGCTGACAAGCTTGTAGCTTCTTCAACTCTCGGTGCTGTTGGTGGTGTAGGCAACTTGTTCCCAATGGAAGCCGAGACCGACATCCCTGAGATTGACATCAAGGTTGATTCAACCGCGATTACCGCTAAGACCAAGAAGCTTAAGGCTAAGTGGACCCCAGAGCTTGGTCAGGACCTCAACGCATACCACAACTTGGATGCAGAGGTTGAACTTACCTCAATTCTCTCCGAGCAAATTGCTCTTGAAATTGACCGTGAGATCCTTGCTGACCTTGTAAACGGCGCTACCGCTGGTACTCGCTACTGGTCACGCGCACCCGGTCTCTTCGTTGACGTTAACGGTAACGAGCTAGGCGCGCTTTCTGCTGCTCCTGACTTCACCGGTACCGTTTCTGAGTGGTACGAGACCCTCGTTGAGACCATCAACGATGTCTCCGCACAGATTCACCGCAAGACTCTCCGTGGTGGTGCTAACTTCGTCGTGACCTCACCCGAAGTTGCCAACATCCTTGAGTTCACTGCTGGCTTCCGTGCTGCTGTCACTCTCGATGATGAAAAGGGTTCTATCGGCGCTCTTAAGACTGGTTCACTAAGCAAGAAGTTTGATGTCATTGTTGACCCCTACTTCCCGCGCAACCTTNTACTCATCGGTCGCCGAGGCGCCTCTTTCCTTGAAAGCGGCTATGTCTACGCACCTTANGTGCCACTACAGACTACTCCCACAATCTTCGGACCNGAAGACTTCGTGCCACGTAAGGGTGTTATGACCCGCTACGCGAAGAAGATGGTTCGTCCCGATATGTACGGTCTAGTCATCGTTCGTGGTCTCCTTGGTGAGTCTGGCGCTACTTCCTGATAAGTAAGCCAACTTACTAAACCTAAGCCCCCTACTTCGGTAGGGGGTTTTTGCTTTATGAGAACTATTTACAACAACTTGAAATATTCTCCTCTGGGCGAGGCCACTGCCCTTAGAAAGTCTTATTACCGAGGTGGCTGGTAATAATTCATTGGATAGGACGAGTTATTGCAATAATATAATCATAAAGGAGAAAATATTATGGGAAGTAGAAGAATTGGGCTCGGTAGAATTGAGGTTCTAGTAGAGCAACTTAAAAGAGCAATTGATTTTGGAACTAGTGCTTTGACTGCGGCTAGTCTCGCTATTACTACATCTGGTTTGCTTGTCAGCGCAGGTCGTATTCGTGAGTCTATGGAGGTTGCCAATATTGATACCCAGAGCGGAACACTAACTGTCGAAAGAATTCACAAGGGACTTGTTGTTCATACATCACAGACGGGCGCTGGAACGATAACCAGCGATACAGCAGCAAACATTATTGCTGGTCACGGTGGCTTGGCTCCCTTGACTGCGGACAATCAAACCATCTCTTGCTTTTATGTAAACGATGGAAACCAGAACGTTACATTTGCAGACGCTACTGGAGTGACTCTGGCCACTACAACTATCACTGTTCCTGCTAACGGCTCTTGTAGAATAATCTACCAGCGCACAGGCGCTGCCGCAGTAAAAATGTTCATGATTGGTGAGTGATTAATAAAATTAACCCGTCATTTTATGATGGCGGGTTTCTTTTAGACCTACTAATTATTTACAAAAGGAGTTAAACTATGGGTAAAAGAGAAAGAAGAGCAGCCAAGCAAGGAAGTGCCCCCAAGGCACCTGCCAAGGCTCCCGCAAAGAAGAAGGCACCCGCCAAGCCCCGCGCGAAGACCACTAGAAAAAAGGCTGCTAAGTCCGAGTAATTCAAACTAATGTTTGTTGCCCCCTCATCTAACAAGATGAGGGGGCTTTTGTTTATTCTTTCACTATTTACTACGAACAGGAGGCTCCATGAATGCCCACAAACTTACAACCACTTTCAGAAACCAGTGCGATAATCTTATCATCAACCGGGTCTGCCTCTGACGTAGCCACGGCAGTCCCATTCGGCGTTTACAGCAGTTCAGAAAAGTTTTTGACTGGTGCAGCACTGCAAGTAAATTTTGTGTACAAAAGACTTGGTGGAGATGTTGTCGACATTGAGCTTACAAATGCCAATGTCTATGCTGCTTACGAAGAAGCAGTCCTAGAATACTCATACATTATAAACATGCATCAAGGAAAGAATGTCCTATCAGATGCGCTAGGCAAATTAACTGGTACCTTTGATCACAAAGGTGAAGCTATCAGCGGACCATCTAGCGCAAGTTTGCAATACCCAAGAGTAACACTATCGTATGCCAACAAGATTGGCGATGGCGTTTCAACAATGGCAGGCGTTGGCGGTACAACTCGTATTTATTCTGCATCATTTACAACTGTCAAGAACCAGCAAGACTATGATCTTCAAACTATTGTGTCAGCAGCGTCTGATACAGGTTTAGATGATTCNGGNGGTGCAGTTCCGTATGCAGGAAAAATTGGTGATTCACGCATCATCATAGATAAAGTTTATTATCGCTCTCCAATCGCCATGTGGCGCTTCTATGGCTACTACGGCGGCGGCATGGGAGTGGTTGGAAACTATTCTACTTATGGTCAATACTCCGATGACTCAACCTTTGAAATAATCCCAACTTGGCAAAACAAACTACAAGCAATCATGTATGAAGACGCCCTCTATACTAGAACCTCTCATTATTCATTTGAGATTATAGACAACAGGTTGCGTTTGTATCCAACACCTCGTGGTGCAGATGGCTTTGCTAGTTATATGAACCGTGTTTGGTTCCGCTTTAGAATAGCAGACAACTCTTGGGGTGAAGATGGGGATACCAACACAGGAGTCATGGGCGTCAACAACATAAACACTCTTCCTTTTGATAACATTCCATACATCAACATCAACTCTATGGGTAAGCAGTGGATCCGCAACTACGCTCTCGCGCTTTGCAAAGAGATGCTCGGACAGATTCGCGGTAAGTTCCAGACTGTCCCAATCCCAGGCGAGTCCGTCACCTTAAACTACTCTTCACTTCTATCCGAGGCTCAAAAAGAAAAAGACGATCTCCGTCAGAAACTGACTGATATGCTGAAAGAAATAGAATACCCAGAACTCGCAAAGAAAGATCAAGAGAAGGTAGTAGCTGCGGAAGAAACTCTCCGTCGATCACCACTGCCAATCTTCGTAGGATAATTAAATGTCAGATAACGAATGGTCTAGACCAGCATCACCGCCTCCTCCACTCTTTCTTGGTAAGAAAGAAAGAGATCTTGTTAAGCAGGTCAATGATGAGCTTGTAGAAAAGGTTATTGGGCAGCAGATATTATACTACCCTATCGACATGGAAACTACCAACTTTCATGACCTATACGGCGAGGCAATAGAAAAAACTTTCCTACCTCCTGTCAGAGTATTTGCTCTTGTAAAATTTGATGACGAAGGTACATCTTATCTCGACTCCGTAGGTATTGATGGTAGTTCACAGATTACTGTCCACTTTCACAAGCGCAGACTCACAGAAGATCAAAACCTTTTTGTTCGTGAAGGCGACTTCGTTCTTTACGGCGAGAGATACTACGAAATTATAAAACTTTCTTCTTCTCGAAAGCTGTTTGGTCAAGTAAACAATACATTTGAGACCTCTGCTATTTGTAAGAGGGCACGCAAGGGATTATTCGATGCTACCTAAGAACTTTGATTTCGCACAACTGCCAGAGGAT